AAACTAACTTATTTAAGTTCAAAAACAGATATAAAACTATGTGAATCGTGCGTTAAAATGAGTAATGTTGAGTTTTATAAAAAAAAAAGAGTAATGGATAAAGGAATAAGTGCAGTTGACGGCTTAATATCAATGTTAAAAGATTGGAAAATAGAAAATGATATTAAGTTAATTTAATTATTTTCAAAGGTTCGGGGCTGGTTTTGCCAGTTACTCCATTTTTTCTTATTATCTTTAATATAGCCTGTGTAATTAGCAGGCTTTTTATTTACTAAGTTTTTACTTCTTTTTAAAGGTTCTTTGCCTGTTAATATTCTATTTGCATCATTGTCTAGTTCATCCTTTGTTTTAAGTATATTTAGCGATATACATCTACAGTTAACGTGCCACTTGTAAGTAAAATCAAACCCTTTTGGATAGTCACCTTGTAAATCTCCGCAAACTATGCCGCCCTTATCTACGGATCTTGTATATCCTGGACTTGTTTTTATTCTTACACCTACTATAAAATCTTGACCTTTTCGCTTTTCAAAATCTGAAGCATTATAAGAAAAATTAGTTTCATTTGATGTTAATCGTAAAGCATTTTTGTAACTTGATCTATATTTTCCAGCTCCCGGATGATAAGCTTTTGCCGCTTTAGAAAGTCTTAAAACCCCTTTATCATCTTTTACTTTTCGAAATAACTTGTTAGGATCGTTTAAATACCCCCTTACTTCTCGAGATAAATTTGCAGCAGAACGACCGTCTTTTATTCCAACATCCAAAGCTAATTCTAATTCATATTTTACTTGTTTTGAGTTCTTCCAAATCTTATCACTTAATCCTAATCCTTTGTTTTTACGTGCTAAAAATGCTTTTCGTGCTTTATCGTTATTTGTGAACCATTTTTCTTTGTAAGTATCCGGTAATTCAGCTAATTTGTCCCCTGCTGCATAAATAGCAAGCTCATTGTTCTTATTTACTGCTAAACCCCACTCAGTATTAATACCATCAACTGTTATACCTCTGACATCGTAATTAAGTTGTTTTATTAGATCATCTACCTTTTTACTTACTTTGGGGTTGTTTCGAAAGTAAAACTCATCATTTGGGTTTAAACTTAGGTTATATGTCAATCCAGATACTTCATTAATAAGTTTACGGTAATATGTTTTAATTTTCTTACCGTATCTTTGCACGTTTAAAGCGTGTATTTTGTCGTATTTCCTTTGACTAGGTATTGACATTATTTATCTTTTGAAGGCACAATTATATGAGCCTTTACAGTTTCTTTTCCTAATCTTCTGTTTGCTTCAGTTCGATGAACCCCGTCAAATATCATATACCATGAGTTATTTTCGTGTGCTAAAATAGGTTTATTTAAAACATTGTCCGGATTGTTTTTCATATAATGCTTTACCTTAAATTCATCAATTTCATGTGGTGTTTCAAGTAATGCAATTTTCATATCAATATCTAAACACTTTTTTAATTCACATCCCATTAATGAATATTGACCAGTTGTAAAATATCCTGATTTTTCGCTAATTCTACGGTTCATTAACATTATTTCATCTTCGACCATTGAATATAGTTGTTCTAATTCTTTTGGTTCAATATCTTTAATGTTTTTTTTCTTCATTTATAACAATCCTTGGTTTGCATTAGTTGCATTTTCATCTTCAATCCTTTTAACTTCAGCATTTTTATCATCAACTAAATTTAATGTATTTACTTTAGTGCTTAAACTCATTGCACCACCAGCATTAGCCACTATCTCGGCATTTTCAGTATCATTTTTAATTGAGAATGGTTTAATCTTGCTTCTTACTGAAATTAAATCAAAATCAGCAGCTAAACCCGGAAACATAATCTTGCAATTTGGTATAATGATTTTATTTAGTTCATCATTGAATAGTTTTTGCCACTCGCCTCCTAAATCAATTGCTTTTGCTTTTGAGTCCTGAAATACAAGTTCCCTATTTTCTGCTGACATATTAGACTTTAACATTGTAGCAAATGAATTATTAGGGATTTGGTTATCTTCAAAAAAAGCACTTTCCATATCCCTTATTTGTTGTTCAGATGTTCCGTTATTCACATCCCAAACTACATATTCTATTTTACCACCCTCACCTACTCTGACTATTCTCGATTGATCTTCTTGACTTTCTGCTAATGTAGATTTAGTCATATTTTCCGTTTTCCCCATGTCCATAGTAGCCAAAGGGACAGCGTTTTTCTTAATATACATTGCCCGATATGATACTGTTTCTTCGATAGTTTCAACTTGTGTAGTTCCTGAGTCACCACCCCAAACAGGTTGTTTTAAATATGTATAAACAACTGGGAATACTTCTAAAGGCATTGGGTTTTTAGGTAATACCGTTAAAGCCCAGTTTGCGCCTTTTTGGTAACTTATAAATTGAGGGTTCAAACCACCAATATAAATATCAAAAAATTCAACATCTGATGAGTCGGTATAAGAAAATGAAATTACAATTAAGTTTTTGTTATTGTCTACATTAGCAAAAATCTTGTAACCGTCCATTTCACAATAAGATGTATGAGCTAACTTATATTTACTTTCTTGGTCTTTTATTTTGTTTATTTCTTCATATACAGACCAAACGGTTGCAACTTGACAACTCGCATTTACTTGTTTTGCACGTTCTATATTTTCAGCATCAATGTAATTTTGAGTTCTGTAAATTTCTTCTATTATATCAACTGCTGTTTGTTGACTGTCTATGTCTTTGTCGTAATTATAAATCCTTTCAACAGCAGTAGCAAACATAACTTGAGCCATTCTATTTGACGCTAGCCTTTGCAAGGCTCGAGTAATCCGTTTCATATCATCACCACCTTTTGATGCATTAAGAATAACAGGATAACGAGTAGTGTCTTTTATTATTGCATGTTCTTCAGGATTGTATTGTACTTTTAGATCACTCCATTTTGGAATTACAAAAGAAGAAACTGATAATAATTTTATTTGATCTTCAATTTTAGTTTCTGCTAATATTACATCGAGTTGTTCTTGTGTCATTTTAGTTGAATTTTAGCGTTTTTCTTCTTTAGAGTCGCTTTTTTCAACTTCTTGATTATCAATTTGTTTTTCTGGTTGTTCCACCGCTGGGATAACTTCTTTTTCGGTTTCTTTTATTTGAATGTCTTTTGCTTTTTTTGAAACCTTTTCAATATCTTTTGCAAGTTTATTAATATCTGTTTTACTATTCTTAACAGTCTTATGCAAAACATTAGCAATCTTTTTAGCTTCAGACATCTTCAATAAATCATTATCTGTTACCTTTTTACCGTCTTTTAGCTCATATCTTACAGATTTTGAACTAAAGTTAGTTATTACCCTATCAATAACAACTTCTTTGCTTGTGGCTTTTAAAATAGCCTTTTCTCCACACTTAAACTTTGCCATAACATTTTATTTTGATTAATCATCACAAAGATACAAAAAAATTATGTTTAATAACATAAAAAATTAGTTATAAATATTTTGATGCCTTTTTATAGGCTATTTCAGCAGCTTCAATATTACCATCTAAATAAAACTTTTTAGCATAACAAATTAAGTCCACAGCTTCATCATGAGCAGCATTAGGAAAACCGCAAACCCTATCTAAAAATAACCTATTCCAGTCACCTTGTATTAATGTAAAACGTCTGCTTTCAATGCTTGGTGCTGCATTTGTTAACTCAGTTTCTTTGCTGTCTTTACCCCCTGTTATTTCGCTTACGTTTAATGATGTAAATTCTCTAATTGTTTGCACTGTGCTTTTACCAGAGGCTTTCGGCTCTATCTTTATTGAACTATTATTAGTGTAATTGTTTGCTTTTGCCCAACTTTCAACAAATTTTACTAATTGAGGTAATTCCATGTAAACCTCTCTATAATCCCAAAGATAGATAATACCACGCTGTTCAACAGTACATAATAAGCCCGTTGGATCATTTCGGGCTTCATTTGTTGCTTTACTTATGTTCTTTTTCTTTTCATAAGCCGTATCAATAAAGAAGTGGAAAACACTTTTTTCTATAAAAAACAATTCTTTAAGCATTACATTAAACCAATTACGCTTAATTATGCCGCCTTCTGGTGGTGTTGGTTCTTGCTTAAATTGAGATGCAAAACCATAAGTTCCTAATTCAATTGCTTTATCTTCTAGTATTTCACGACTCATCCTAATAGGGTCAAGTAAACCATCAATATACATTGATTTGCATTCTATTGGACTTACTAAGTCGCTTAATTCAGCAGGCAAACAGATATGTTTTACTTTCCTTTTACTTGACAACCCTAATAAATAAGCGGTGCAATCCAATTCATGAAGCCTCTGCATTATTAATACATTGATACTATTACCCTTTTCAACTTCACGAGTAAAAAGGGTTTTCATGTGGTTTATTGCTTTTTCTCTATCCGGTTTTGATGTTGCTTTGCTTATTTCTTGCAAGTCATCCATTAATTTTATATGAGCGTGCCGTCCTGTTATTCCTGAACCTGTTGAGGTTACATCCCTTGTGCCGTTCTTTGTATTTTCATAACTTGTTTTCGCAGATTTATCTGATCTTAATTTTACATTTGGGAAAAATCTTTGATATTTAGGGCAAAGTATTATATCTCGACTTTTTGATGCGCTTTCAATTGATAAAGGTGCTGAGTGTGACGAGCTTATTATTCTAGCTGTTGGATCAATAGCCCATAAATAAGGGGGGAACATCTGAAGTACTAAAGTTGTTTTTGTTGATCCGGGTGGTACGTTTATTATTAAATCGTATGGTTTCTTTTTGCGGTCTTTTATGTAAGGTACTAATAACTGTAGTTCATCACAAATATACTTTATATGAGGACTGTCAATGTAATCTTCTTGTATAATCTCATCCCAAAAACTTTTTACAAATTCATAAAAAGACTCAATACAACATTGTTTTTCAACTTCATATATAAACTCTTTTGTTATTTTCAATCTTTTTGCCTTCTTGAAATTTTAAGAAATAACTGTTTTTCTTCATCTGTTAATAATGATAAGTCAATTGGTGTCATTGAACCGTCTGAACTCTTATTATCAACTTCGTGTTTATCCTTCCAATCCATATTCTTTAGAGCAAATATGTCTATTGTTTGACCATTTGTTTCATAAGAATTTTCCACAACTAACTTAGCTCTTTTTATAATGTATAAGTATTCTTTCTTACTTGCGTAGTCATCTAGTGATTTTCTAGTACTAAAACCTAAGAACAAAGCAAGTCCTGTTATTGTTATTTTATCTTCATTATCAGTACAATACACAAAGTACTCTAATATCTTGTCCTTTAATTCGTCTGGCGAACTAAATATAGGAGGTTGCCCGCTCGTGGTTAATCCTAATGCATATTTATTTCCTTTAGGTGCTGCCATAACTAACTTAATTTATCCGATCTACCTAAATCTTTTATAGACATTTCATAAACACCATTTTCAGAGGCTTTGAAATCATCTGATATAAAATCTGTTACTGGTTCTGAGCTAATACTTAGAACCTCAATTATATAAGGTTCTAGTTTTGTTATGCTTTTATCTATAATAATATCGTTGTTATTTTCCATTATTCAAATCTTGTGTTTAATCATTGTTAATAATTCCCACTTAAATATTCTATTACTTTAGGCTTATCTAATTTGATTTCA